AGAACCAAAAAAACCGTTAAGAGGAACGATAGAAAATATGCGAATTAGCGCTCAAGAACACGCAAGACAATACAAGGTTTATTTTAATGGCAAAGATATAAGTAATGATTGTTACCAGGCGGATAGCGGCGAGAACTGGGCGGATGTGTATATAAGGGGTAACAAAGACAGGCTCCTTGGCAAGAAACGGATAGAAGGAAACGTTAGGTTGATTAGTCTTGTCTAGCACTTATTCAGGTTATTTGTTACAATAGGGGATATGGAAACCATAAGGCTTGGTGATATAGATATGAACGACACAGCATATACTTGGCTTGTTGATAACACCCCAATTAAAGTGGGCGGTAATATAAATTATGGGGAGCCAGTATTTAGGCCGCGCAAAGGTGATTTTGAGGTAAGTTCAAACGTTCTTAATAAAACTATCAAGGCGATAAAAGGTAAGGTATTTCAGATACGATTTAATGATAAAGAATATTCTTGCAAGCTCACAACAAGACGAGGGAATAAGTTTTATTTTATAGAACAACTAAGCAGAGTTAATGGCAAGTAGGATACCAGATGAAAACAGAAACTAATGGGCAGACCATCAACATATGATGCAGACACCTATCCTGAACTAGCTAAACAATACGCTAGGGATGGTAAGACTGATAAAGAAATATCTCTAGCGTTTGGTATATCAGAGGGTTGTCTTAATGTTTGGAAGAATAAATATGTTGAGTTTTATAAGTCTCTAAAAGAGGGCAAGCATGTAGTTGATGCTATGGTCGAATCGCAACTGTTCAAAAGAGCAATGGGTTATGAGTTCGATGAGATCACAGAAGAATATATCCAAATAGGTGAAGACAAAAAACCGGCAACCAAAACACGTATGATTAGAAAACAAATTGCACCTGATGTAACTGCTCAAATCTTTTGGTTAAAGAATCGCAAACCTAGCGAATGGCGAGATAAGCAGGACATAGCGCACACTGGCAACGTAGAAATAAAGGTAGAGCTACCAGAACAATTCGATGCCAACAAAGGTGAATCTAAAAAATCTAGCTGAATTAACCAACGAGGCGTATCATCCATATTATTTGAATGATTCTCGTTATTTGATTCTGTACGGGGGCGCAGGGTCTGGAAAATCAGTATTCACTGCTCAGAAACACTTAATCCGCATCCTAAACGAACCCAACCACCGCATCCTCGTAGTCCGTAAAGTAGCTAGAACCCTAAGACACTCCGTATTCGCCCTACTCAGAGACTTAATAGCCGAGTGGGGTTTAACTAAACTATTCAAGATAAACAAATCCGATATGGAAATCACCTGCGTAAACGGCAATCAAATATTATTTGCGGGGTTAGACGATGTTGAGAAGTTAAAGTCAATCACAGGTATCACCTCAATATGGATAGAAGAAGCTAGTGAAATCGCTGAGAACGATTTTAACCAGTTAGATTTACGTCTGAGGGGTAAGAGTAAGAACTACAAGCAAATCACGCTTACATTCAATCCTATTAGCGCTCTGTCGTGGTTAAAGAGCCATTTCTTTGACGTGATACGACCAAACGTTACAAGACTTAAAACTACTTACTTAGATAACCGTTTTATAGATACGGAATACAAAGAGATGATCGAGGGGTTAAAAGACAAAGACCACGTTCTATATCAGATATATGCTCTAGGAGAATGGGGCGTATTAGGGAACTTAATCTACACAAACTGGACGGTAGAAGACATATCCACAGATGATGAATGGTATGGTAGCACCTACCAAGGGCTAGATTTTGGTTTCAACAATCCGTCTGCATATGTCAAGCTAGGAATCAAAGACGATGAAATTTATATCTATGATGAGTTCTATCGTAAAGGTCTTACCAATACCGAGTTAATAAAAGAACTAACAGGTCAAGCCGACAAACATCAACTAATAACAGCGGACTCAGCCGAACCTGACCGTATCAAAGAATTTAAGAACGCCGGGTTTAAGATCGTAGGCGCTAAGAAAGAAAAAGGCTCCGTTGAAACCGGGATTGATTATATCAAACATCGCAAGGTACACGTTCATCCCTCTTGCGTAAACACGATAAAAGAGCTACAATCTTATAAGTACAAAGAAGACAAGGACGGCATAGTGTATGACCAGCCGGTAGATATGTATAACCATATTCTCGATGCGGCTAGGTATGCCTTAGATGACCTTAGACAACACAAACCCATCTACACAGGCTCCCTATCAGCCAACACCGACTTACATAGAGTGAGTCCGAATTTACAGTGATCTGGTGTCCGTTATGCGGCAGCACAGACATGGAACTTGTATATAATAAAAAAGCAGCCTACAAGTGTGATTGTTGCGATAAACCGTTTCAGGTAATTTATCTTGAGAGTGAATAGATGATTGACACACCAACCAATACTGTATACAATATGGATATGAATATACACATTAATGGTATCGACCCAGACAAACATAAAAAACTAAAAGAATCGTTGAAATCAAAAGGCATGACTCTCGCCGGTTGGTATCGGCTGCAAGTAGATCGGGAACTAGCGATTTCAGACCTCCATAGCGGGCAGCTAGCTGGTGACTATAAAGAAGTATTGGGAAAGAGCATGCTTGATGCTAAGCCGCCTACCGACACTAAAACAATCAAAGGCAAACAAATCGACCCAATCAACAACTGCAAGAAGTGCGGTCAAATCCTAACAGCCGGGAGATGTGTGAACTCGGGGTGTGGGAAGTGAGTGTTTGTAATTGTTCGCGACCAGATGGGCGGTGTGATCTTTGCCGTGGCGGCAGCTACTATGCATTTAGACCGACCATTGAAATACAGCCAATGCAGGAAGTGACGGTTGGTTGGCCTATCCCAAACTGGCGACCCACGCCAATAAAGACAGGCTGGGAGTGTCCTCGGTGCGGCCAAGTTAATGCGCCTACAAAAACAAAATGTGATTGTGTTAAGGACAGCGGATAGGATGGGTTGGATTAGGCCCGATATTGAGAACATCGAGGAAGCGATAAGTCGGTGGCCGCATAACTCTTGGGCTCCCGTAGAAGTACTTGAGCTTGTTGCCTATATCAAGCTGTTGGAAGATCAGCGTTTATTGTTACGACAGGCGGCATCTGTTGCGTTGGGGTATTTTGGTGAACAAGGGGCGCACCCATCTATGAATCATCCCGACAGTCACCATTACGAAAGACTTGCTGATGCGTTAAATAAAACTCTCAACGAGTCTAGTGAGGGACAGTAAGTGACCTGTTCTTGTTGCAGCAGAGAGTTCGACCCCGACCAAGAGTTCGGCAATAACGGATATACAAACACAGGCGTTCATTGGAGCCTGTTGGTTCCATTCCCAATAGAGCAGGCTACGCAAATATATTGTTCAAAGTGTCCGGGGGACAGTAAGTGATAGAGAGTAGCTTTATTTTTAAGATTCCTGCATTACCTTGGGCTGCTGGATACGAGGCAACAATAGATGGCGCTCTTGTCGATCCCGTTGCTCTCTATCTCAACAAACTTATCCAAGACGCAGAGGCCCACGCTAATAAGGAGAATGGTAGTGGCTAGGAAGCAAATCCAGTGTCACAACTGCGAGCACATATACCCGGCGTATAACGAAATGCCTAATGAGTTTGAAGATTGCCCTAAATGCAAAGAACCTAATACTTGGTTTTTTCAAGGACTCGTTGACGGTGAAACACGGTATCGAATATATGAGGCTATCAAAAACCATGAGGCCAATAAGGGGGAGTAGGGTTTGGTTGACAAACTTGCATTGAACCATCCGTCACAAAAGCGACTTGCGCCTGAGCTGGCGATACAGCTACTAGAAAGCAAGCTCAACGAAGTCATAGACGCGGTGAATACAGTTAATAATATCATCGAGAAGTCGATATTCGTGAACATTACTAATCACGAACAGGCCATAGGCAAGCTCCAAGAGTCAAAACATTGGCACGATCTTAATGGTCGTTTGTTGCATCCCGAACTCAAGGGTTCTAGTGACTAGACCATGAGTGACACCGTAACATCAGAAGACCTACTAAAAGGATACAAACCGACCATAACCATAGAAC